ATCAGCAGGCTCAGTAGTTATAGACTACCACTCTTAACGTTACAGCTGTTTCAGCAACTACTAACACGACAATAAAGACGGCCATCTCTATGTAATGCTTTCATCACAAAACTTTCAAGTTGTTGACCAACCATCCAGCACCTTATTCACCAAAGTGTAAGGTATTAGAGCCCTATGCTCTGTAACGTTGTAAGTCTTTATCGTTTACATTCATTTATATGTTTATTGAACCCGTAAACAGGTCATTTTAGGTATCTCAAGTCCAGTGCTTACAAAGTAGCTTCATATCTTATTAGATACAAAATACTACACAAGACTCTTCCAATGTTTTTGGGAAACATCAAATCTCTACACGACATATCTCATATCACTACGAGATTACCATGCTTTCATGACACCCAGACTCACCTCCCACAGGCTCATCTTAAGTATCTTACAGATTTATTTATTGTATGTCACCATACTCACAGCTTTACCATCAGCCTGACTACCATTCTCTCAGAGATTACCCCATTGAGATTAGCAGCAATATCTGCTTGCTTCCGTTGGACCATTGCTGGCGCTATTAACTTTAACATATGTTACCACATGCTATCCTATAGATCCGAAGCGACCTATTATTCATTGTTCATTCAAATTTTAAATTTGCAGCGGAGAGGGGATTTGAACCCCTGACCTCTGGTTTTGACACCAGTGAGCTACATAAGACAGCTTATCTTATTCCTGACTGCTCTACTCCGCGATACAACTTACTGTTATTGTTCAATCAGTAAGAGGGCTCAAGTGATCAACAAGAGCTAAGTTTTATTGCAGAGTTTGCGCATGATTGACGGCTCCGTGCCTGACTGTTCAGCTCTTGGCCTACTTAGTATCAATCACTCTGCAATTGTAATATAAATCTTATGCTGAAGATATAACCTTGAATCTAGCACCACGTACTTTGATTACATCATCAGTGTTACGTTTATAACCTACATAACTGTTTTTATCCACCATCATTATTTCACTAACAGTTAGTATGTCATGCAATGCAACAAGAAACGCACGAGCTTGGTTATCAAACGAATCCAGACCTTTTAACTCCTCTGGTAGAGCTTTTTTGATATTATCTTTAGGCATATCATCTCCTTTTATTTGGTTAAGAGTAATTTAATTTTAATTCTTTAATGAGACAGACCAGCGCTAAGCAACTCAGTTCATGACTCTGATATAGCCCATCTCATAGGTCAGGGTGAAACAATAATACGTATTGCAGAAATTCCATGCGCTACATGGGGTTATCCTAGCTATTTAGGTTTTACAAGATTTTGAGAATGCACTGCATTCCTAGCCACTTACCAAATCTAACCTTTCTGCAATTTTAATTGGAAGCGGGAGTCAGAATCGAACTGACCAGACTCGGCTTATGAGACCGTGTTCATCACCTTGATGTCCCGCAATAAATTATTTGAGCCTTTTGATAGGAGACTCAAACCTATGTTCATTCACATCATCAGTATCTCGTGACAAGATATAGACCCTAAATTAATGAGGAACGTATGGACTTACATGATGTTGGTAGATCTATTACCATTCACGACTGTCATTGCCGACTGTTTATTTTCAGTGTCAGTTACACCTAGTGATGTTTTACTACTCATCATTTGTTACTCATAGTTGGCTTATATGAATAAAACTACTCATATTACCTTATATTAACCATGCGCATTACAAGTGATTATGTCTCGTAACATCACATAACCAAGACATAAGACCTGTATTACACCAGGCTAATAATTCTTTGTTATGTTAAGTATATGTTGGTATATATATTATACACACACACGCACTATAATACAGCCAAGTTACTAAAGTGATGCCCCTCGGGTCTTATACTCGCAGCCTCTTACTAGACCGACACACTTGACTGTACTGTAGTATGATAAGAAGGGACCATTTAGGGCCCCTTCAAACGGATAATTCCTTATATAGACCAAAGACTAGCGTCAGCTTCTGCTCTAGCATCTTCAAGTACTTGTATGCTTTGCTTCATACACTTGACAGGTGCTGTCCAACCCTTGTGTCCTTGAGCTTTCTTAGCTCTACACAATGAGATAAGCATCTTCATCTTAGACTCTACTGAACGTATCTTCTTACGCTTACCCTTTAAAGAGTTAGCGGCCTCAATAGCCTCAGTTACTAAGTCTTCAGCAGCTTCTAAAGCTTGCTTTGCTGTTTTGATCTCAGACAGAATAAATATTAACATTAGTTTCTCCTTTTATTAACTATATTAACTAAAAATTAACTTATATTTAAATCAAAAATAACGTAATTCCAATATTGAAAACCCTATTATAGGGGTACGGGTATATAATAAAGACCGAGCACCAAAATGCTACAATTTTTAAAACCTTTGCTTTTTAAATATTTTATATATTATATTATGCCTATCAGTAATTGGACTTATTCAATTATCACCCTTGAAGGCCTAACAAGCAAGTAGAGGGTCAGAAGTCGGGTTACCTACTCATATAGAGATTTGGTTTGTCCCCGATAACTGATAAAAATTGCCTTACTATAAGTTTAAGTATGGGAGAATATGACTGGCTTAAAACGAAATGTAATGTTAAATAAATTTTTTCAAAATTTTAACTATATCTCAGGGGTTAGGAGTATCCAGAATGAAAAAAGAATATACATTAAAAATAATTTATGATCCAAAAACTGATGAAATTGAGCATCTATCTGAACAAGAGGTAGATGATGTTAATTTTGTTATAGAGATTAATGGCGAAGATATACCCATTACAAATGAAATGGGTGAATATATGATGAAACACACAGATGGTACAAATATAGGAATAAGCTAATCTAACCCTTGGCGGGTTAGGGTTATATATGAGAACATATAAGATAAATAAAATAGAGCACACAGTATTTGATAGTTCTGATGAAGTTCCTTCTAGTTTAATATATAAAGATAACTGGAAAAATGGCACTATTGGCGATTGGGTACTAGCAGATGATGGATGTATTATCCAGATTCTTAGAGAAGGTACTATGCTAAAGGCTAAAGGAGCTAACAGAAAACAAAGGTATATAGGTACTTGTACAGGAACTTTTATGGTAAATGACAAGACCAAGTTTGATACATCTAAAAGAGTAAATATATATAGTTTAGGTGGTAACTTAGATAGAGATCAAATTCTAGAAGAAAGAGAAAACCTATCTAATAGAGAAGAATTATTTGTCCAGTATATAGCATCTGGTATGGATGCTCGCAAGGCGTATCTAAAGGCGTTCCCTACGAATGACCCGCACTATGCAGGATTGCGTGCTGGACAACTTATTAAAACAACGAGGATAAAGACGGCTATGAAAGAAGAGTTAAAACCAGTTTTAGAAGAACTTGGTATAAATGAAACAAGTATTTTAAAAAATATAAATACTATAGCAGAATCTTCTGAGAAAGATGAAACTAGATTAAAAGCTTTATTTAAACTAGCTGATATTATGGATATGGAAGATAAAAATAAAACACAAGTTACACAGCTTACTGGAGCAGTGTTTCAAGGGTTTAGTAAAGATAAGCTAGCTGAAGCAGAAAGACCTAAGGAGTTAATAGAATAATGATTAAAGACTTAATTGAAAGAATGCGTCAAAAAATTGATAACATTAAAGAACCAGTAATGCCAGATTATTCTGGAGAAACTGAAGCAGGTGGTATGCAAAAAAGAAGGCTTGATTATCAAGTAGACTTAATGGAAGGTGAAACTCGAATACCTGATGATGAAATTATTAGAGTTGTTACAGACTATCAAGATATGTTAATAGAAAAAAGTATGGAGTCGCAATATATGCAAAATGATACTGCTCCTGATTTTGTAAAGTTTGATGAAATAATGAAGCGTATAATTAAGCCTGACAAAAGTGTTGCAGGTATAAGTGATACTCCTATAGCAGACTCTTTTAGAGTAGTTAGAGAAGACTTAGGTTTAAGTAATGAAGATATAATGAGAGAGTATAGAAAAATGTATGATTTAATTATGATGGATACAGGTGGGTATACAAGAAAGCCTATTACAGGCAAATAGGAGAAGTTATGGAAAAAGAAAATAAAGTGTTTAGAGATCAAGCGCTTCCTGAAGGAGGTCCTAGCATTGAAATAGAAAAAGACTTAATTCAAGCAATGAACGATGCTAATAATATGGACTTTTCTGATGATAATTTTGCTAGCGCAGAAGACTTTAGTGAATCTGCATTATTTACTATGCCAGAAGCAAGAGATATAGATCATATAGATGCTATAGAAAAAATAGATAATGAACTTGAGTATATGGATAATGACAATTTAGATGATTATGCTAAAATGTTTTTACAAGTAGGTGGAGATTATTTTAGGCCTGAGGTTTTTGATGAGGTGAAAATAATGTTAGAATCTAGATTGGGTATGACTTTAGAAGATTGGTCTATGATGAAAATAAAAAACAAAAGGATGTAATGGCAAATATAAACTCTAGAAATGTAAGCCAAGCAGAAGAGGAGCTTGAGTTAGCTCATAGAGATTTAATTGCTTTTGGTAAATTATTTTTACACGAAGATTTTTTAAGAAGTGAAACTCCTTTTTTTCATTATGAAGTAGCGGATGCTTTAACAGATTTAGATAAAAGACAACTAGCGGTTATTCTGCCTAGAGGTCATGGTAAAACAGTACTTACCAAATGTAATATATTACATGATTTTTGTTTTTCACAAGAACCTTTGTTTTATGGGTGGGTTGCTGCAAGTAGTAAAATATCAGTACCTAACTTAGATTATATTAAATATCATTTAGAATTTAACGAAAGAATAAAGTATTATTTTGGAGATTTAAAAGGTAGAAAATGGACAGAAGATGATATTGAGCTTAAAAACAATTGTAAACTTATTTCTAAGTCCAATCTATCTGGTATTCGTGGTGGCGCTAAGCTTCATAAACGTTATGATCTTATTGTTCTTGACGATTTTGAGGATGAGAATAACACTGTCACACCAGAGAGTAGAGCAAAAATATCCAACCTCGTTACTGCTGTCGTCTTTCCTGCACTCGAACCAAAGACAGGAAGATTAAGAATTAATGGAACACCAGTGCATTATGATGCATTTATACAAAAGATTTTAGTAGGACATGAGCAAGCAAAGAAAGAAAAAGAGAACTTTAGTTGGAACGTTATAACATATAAAGCGTTGCAAGATGACGGTACACCTTTATGGCCTTCGTGGTTTGGTCATAAAGAAATGGAAAGAAAGAAGAAGTTCTACGCAGATAGTGGAACTCCACAAAAATTTTATCAAGAATATATGATGGAGGTACAAAGTGAAGAAGATGCGATGTTTACTAGAGAACATATTAAATTTTGGGATGGGCAGTTTACAAAAGATGAAGAAAGTGGGTTATGTTATATTGTACCCGATGGAGATGATCCGAAACCTTGTTCCATATATGTGGGAGTCGATCCCGCTACAGATAGTGCTAGGCGCGATTCTGATTTTAGTGTCATACTTGCTCTTGCAGTAACTCCTGATAATAATATATACGTTTTAGATTATATTAGAAACAGGTCATTACCAGTACTTGGTATTCCAGGTACAGGTAAAAAGGGTATAGTAGACTATATATTTGAGTATGCTAATTTTTATAAACCTACATTATTTACAATTGAAGATACAACTATGAGTAAACCAGTGTTTCAAGCTATTAGAGCGGAAATGAGAAGAAGGAACCAATTTAATGTTCCTTTTAAAGAAGAAAAACCAGGAACTCGTATGTCTAAAAGAGATAGGATACAAGAAATATTAGCTCAAAGATTCTCTGTAGGTCAGATACATATTAAGAAAACACAGTATGACTTACATAGAGAAATATCAACGTTTGGACCAAGAATGGCTCACGATGATACAATAGATGCGCTTGCATACGCATGTAAATATGCATACCCTCCACAAGGGTTAAAGTCAAGTAAAGGTGGATGGTACAAACAAAAACCAAAAGCAAGAAGCTGGGTAACAGCGTAGGAGAACATTATGCCACGTTTTGGAGCAAGAAGTAAAAGAAACTTAGCAACCTGTGATGAAAGGTTGCAAAAAGTATTTAATGAAGTAATTAAACATGTAGACTGTAGTGTAATAGAAGGACATAGAAGTGAAGAAAGACAAAATAAACTTTATGAAGAAGGTAAAACAAAAGTTTTTTGGCCCAATGGTCGTCATAACTCTAATCCAAGTAGGGCTGTTGATGTGGTGCCTTATCCTATTGATTGGGATGATAGAGAACGCTTTCATCTTTTCGCTGGTTTTGTTATTGGCATTGCTAAGTCTATGGAGATAAATCTTAGATGGGGTGGAGACTGGGATCAGGACTGGTATGTACACGATAATAGATTTGATGATTTTCCTCATTTTGAGATTAAGGAGTAGCAATGGCTAAAATAAAAAAAGCAGACCAAGTAAGACAATTATTTGATTTAGCAAATAGTTATACTAGAAAACAATGGGAAAATATAAACCAAAAAGGTTATGATTTTGCTCATGATGAACAATTAACAGCTATAGAAAAGACTTCACTTGAAGAACAAGGGATGCCTACGTTTACTATAAACAGGATACTGCCTGTTGTAGAAATGTTAAATTTTTATGCTACAGCTAATAATCCTAGGTGGCAAGCTATTGGAACAGAAGGTTCAGACTCAAATGTTGCTGCAGCTATTTCTGATTTATCAGATTATATATGGGACAGATCTAATGGTAATACTTTGTATAATAACGCTATTAATGATTGTATAACAAAAAGTATAGGGTATTTACTAGTTACAATAGATAAAGATGCTGATGATGGTATGGGTGAAGTATCAATACAACAACCTGAGCCTTTTGATATTTATGTAGATCCTAAATCTAGAGATATGTTATTTAAAGATGCTGCTTATATAATGATACGTAAAGTATTACCTAAGAATCATTTAATTAAATTGTTCCCTGATAAAAAAAGATTAATAAATGCTGCTTCTAGTAATGAGCAAAGACAAATATCTTATAGCCAAAGACAATTAGGTGATGATGATCAAAAGTTATTTTCTTATAACGACAATGCTGAACAAACAGGCACAGGTATTACTGGCTCAGGAGAAACAGATGTATTAGCAGAATACTTTGAAGTATATGAAAAAGTTAAAGTTGCTTTTGTTAATGTATTTTACAGAGTTCCTCCTGACGAAAAACAATTACAGGCAATAAAAGAACAGTGTGATGTAATGTTGCAAGAACAGCAAGCTGAAATGCAAGTTCAATTAAAAGAGCAAGAATCTCAAATGATGGAAGCTGTAAATGCAGGTAAAATGTTACCTGAAAGATTTGAACTTGAAATGAAAAAAGCTCAAGAAATGATGCAAAATCAGTTAGAAGCTTTTTATCAAGAATGTATGAGTAAACTACAATCTGAAGCTTCTAAAATTGAAAATAAAGTTGTATCTCAAAAAGAGTTTAATTTTTTAGAAAAAGATAAAGACTTTGCTGACCTTATTGTAGATAGTATAAGTTTTTATAGCACAAGGGTTAAACAAACTTGTGTTATAGGTGACAAATTACTGTATGAATATATTTTACCAGAATCAGTAAAAGAATATCCTGTTATTCCTTTTCATTTTAAATGGACAGGGACACCATTTCCTATGAGTGCAGTTTCTCCTCTTGTTGGTAAGCAGCAAGAAATAAATAAAGCTCATCAGATTATGGTTCATAACGCATCTCTTGGAAGTAGTTTAAGATGGATGTATGAAGAAGGTTCTATTGATGCTGAAACATGGGAAAAGTATTCTAGCTCTCCTGGAGCATTGCTACCAATAAGACCTGGAGTACAAGCTCCAACACCAGTACAGCCTGCACCATTATCTAATGCATTTTTTAGTATTGTGCAACAAGGCAAATCTGATATGGAGTATTTAGCAGGAATATATAGTTCTATGATGGGTGACCAGCAAGGAGCTTCTGAAACTTATAGAGGTATGTTAGCTTTAGATGAATATGGTACACGTAGAATTAAACAATGGATGAGTTCATCAATTGAACCTGCTTTAAAACAGTTAGGACAAATAGTTATTCAGTTTGCTCAAGCAACTTATACTGCTAATAAAAGATTTAGAATATTACAACCTAACGCAATTCAAGAAGGTAAAGACCAAGAAATTAATATTCCAATATATAATGATATGGGTGAAGCTATAGGGAAGTCTATGGATATATCGGCTCATAAATATGATATAAGAATAATTGCTGGATCAACATTACCTGTTAATAGATGGGCTTATCTAGAAGAATTAAAAGCTCTAATGCAAATGGGTGTTGTTGATGACATAGCAGTTCTTGCTGAAACTGATATAAAAAACAAAGAAAAAATTGTTGAACGTAAATCTTTATACTCTCAATTACAAGGTCAGTTAGAACAACTATCCTCTGCCTTGAAAGATAAAGAAGGTACAATAGAAACTCTAGAAAGACAATTAGTTCAAGCTGGAATTAAAAATAAAGTTATGCAAGCAGATGTTGAAATAAACAAAGAAAAAGAACAAATTAAAACAGGAATGAAAAAAGAACTTGTTCAAACTGCTGGCGAACAAAAGTTATTAAGAGGTTTAATGTCTGGAGAAGCTCAATTAAATAGTGCAAGAGCTGGAGATATTTTAACTAATTATAAAAAAGATTTGGAAAATACATCCAAAGAGTAATATAATATAAACTAGAAATAAAGGAGAAATCATGGAAGAAACTAAAGGTAACCCTGAGATTGGAATGAATGCTGAATCATTTGATTCTATTGATTCTGGTGAAACAGGCTCCGAAATGTTTTTTAATGATCTTGAAAACCAAGTAAATGGTGGAATACAAGACACTGAGGCAACCCCGAATCAACAAGTGGCCCCTAAACAGGTAACCCACGCTAATGATAACGGCTCCAATAAGGTGGCAGAACAGTCTAATGACAGCACAGACTGGCAAAAGCGATATACGGATAGTAGTCGAGAAGCTGTTAAGTGGAGAGACAGATACAAAGAAGTTGAACAATTTGTACCTGTTCTTGATGCTATGAAAAAGGATAGTGGACTTGTAGATCATGTTCGTAACTATCTTCAAGGTGGTGGAACACCTGCAAAATCTATTCAAGAAGAATTAAATCTTGATGAAGATTTTATTTTTGACCAACAAGAAGCAATGACAAACCCTGATTCTGATAGTGCTAAATTGATGAACGCTCATGTTGACAAAATGGTTCAGCAAAGAGTTTCTCAAATGGCGCAAATAGAGAAGAGCAGGGCTGCACAACTTCATAAAGCTGAAAAAATGAAAGCTGATGAAGCTTCTTTTAAAGAGAAGTATGGCATGAGTGATGAGCAATTTTCTGAGTTTAAGGAAAAAGCTTCTTCTCATGTTATGACATTAGATGACGTTCATTTCTTATTAAATAGAGATGCTGCTGCTAAGAATGTTGCTCAAAATACAAAGCAGGATATGTTAACTCAAATGAAGAATGTTCAAAACATGCCTACATCTGCAAGTGGAGCTAATAGTCAAAAAACAGTTCAATCTGAAGACAAAAATGTTTTCGAAAGAATACTGGGATTTGATAATAGCGTAGATAACTTGTTTGGGTAGATTTATTTGTCTATCCGAACTTAATTAATATAAATAGTTAAGGAGTAAAAAATGGCGGATAGAAATGACATATTAGGTAATTCCTATTATGAAGGCCAAGGCGTTGAAGCTATAGATGGTACACCTGCTAATAATCTGAATACTGGTGCGTTACGAAGAAAGTATAACTTTGGTGATTACGTGTCAGAATTAGCATTAGCACAAGATCCATTCTTTAGATTTCTAAGCATGGCTGCTAAAAAACCAACAGATGACCCTTCTTTCAAATTTACTGAAAAAAGATCATCTTACACAAAAAGATATGCATACATGGCTGCATTTGATGCAGCTGCAGGTGCACCAGCAACTAATCCAGATAATGCTAGTACTGATGAAGCTACTGCAGGTTCAAGTGTGTATACTTTTAAATTTCACACTGATTACAATAATGAAGGTAATCTTCAAAATGTAGTTGGTCAAACATGTAAATACTATGCAGGAGTTTCAGGCACTCAGCCTAAATTCTTTATGCCTGGTCAGATAATTAAAGTTCCAAAAGCTCCAGGTGGTGGTGCCTTTACTGCGGCTACAATGGATGGCTACACATTATGGAAAGTAAACTCTGTAGACTTAGGGACAGCAAATTATGCAATAGTTAATGCTACTTGTGTAAAAGGTTCTGGAGCTGCATGGAGAATGCCAGATGGTGCTGATGTAACTGGTTCAGCTGTTACAGCGAAAGCTCAAGAAGATCTTGAACCATTCAAATGTTACGTTGTAGGTACTGCTCATGGTGTGGGTACTGGTTATCCAGAAACATGGGCTGATCAACCTTACAGTACAGGATATGGACAAACTCAGATATTCAAAACATCTTGTGTTATGAATAATACTGATAGAGCTACTGTCCTAAAGTACGAAGGTAATGAGTGGGCTCGTATTTGGAAAGAAAAGTTAATTGAGCACAAGTTCGATATTGAGCAATCTTTATTGTTTGGTACTCAAGCTACTGTAGGTGGTGTTAACACTACTCAAGGTGCTGTTGACTTTATTTCAACTTACGGTAATACTTTTACTTTAGACGTTGCTACTAAACATCAGGATGGATTCTTAGAAGACTTATCAGCAATGTTAGATCCTAGATATAATAATGCTTCCTCAACAGTATTCTTCTGTTCTACAGCAGTATACAACTGGTTGCATAAATTATCTGGATACTTTGCTAATAATCTTGGTATAATTCAACCTGGTTCTGGTGGACTAGATTCTTCAGGCATAGGTACTACTGGCAATTCTGTAGGAAGAGCTAATTTTGCTATGGCAGGTAAGAAGAAAGTCTTTGGTGTTGATGTTACAACAATTTCAACAATTTATGGTGACATGAATGTTGCACGTAATATCCACTTAGATGGAACTGACGTTAAAATGTTAGGTATTAACATGAAGTATTGTGCGTACAGACCACTAGTTGGTAATGGTATAAACAGAGATACTTCAGTCTACGTAGGTGTTCAAACACTTGAAAACTCTGGGGTCGACAGAAGAGTAGATCAAATCTTGACAGAAGCGGGAATGGAATGGTGTTGTCCTGAAACTCACGCTATCTGGTCATAAGGAGGATA